AGTTATTGGTGATTTTATTAAAAGCGCACAAAATAGGGCTGCACAACAAGTCAACACTGCCGCATTTAATCGTGCTCTTAAACCTATTGGCGAATCATTGCCAGAAGGTGTTGTTGGCCGTGACGCTGTGCAATTTGCATCCGACAAATTAGATGACGCTTATGGCAAATTGCTGCCTAAGATGACTGTTGTACAAGATGTACCATTTCAAACTGAAATTGCTAATTTAAAATCAGCAGTTCAAAATGGCGCGATTAAATCTGACGCAGTAAATTTCTTTAATAAGTGGATAGACAACAATGTACTTAATAAGTTTCAAGGACAGGCGGCTGTTACTGGCGAAACTTTAAAAAAAATACAAAGCGATTTGCGTGAAACTATTAATCGACTTGGCGCATCAACTGAATCAGATCAACGTCTTATTGGAGACTCTTTAAAAGAAACTCAAGACCAAGTTCGGCAATTGGTCAGAAGAAACAATCCACAGTTTGCTGACGAGTTAAAAGCCATAGACACAGGTTATGCCAACTTTAAGCGCGTTGAACGTGCTGCTAGTGGTTTGGGAGCAGAAGAAGGAATTTTCTCACCAGCTCAATTGCAAAATGCTGTAAAAGCAATGGACAAAAGCAAGGACAAGGGTAAATTCGCCAAAGGCGAGGCATTGATGCAAGACTTGTCAGAAAATGCAAAAACAGCATTAGGCAACAAAGTGCCTGATTCTGGAACTCCATACCGCGCTTTGATAACGGCGCTTGCAGCGTCAGGTGGAGCCGGAGCAGCTGGATTCCCAGGAGTGGCTGCTGCTTTGGGCGGCTTAGCTGCATCTCCTTTGTTGTATTCTGGTCCAGGGCAACAATTAACCGCAACTTTGTTGGCAAGAAGGCCAGCAGGTGCTAATGCATTAGCTAATTCATTAACAGCAAACGACAAAGTTAGATTAGCCGCTTTACTGGCTGCGCAGGCTGGCAACAGACAAAACGCATTGGCACCATAATGGATCAGCAAACTATCAACATCATCATCGGCACGTGCTTGACTGTTGCTGGTTGGTTCGCCCGCGAATTGTGGACGGCAGTACAAGAGTTGAAAAACGACTTGAGTAAGCTGCCGCTGACGTATGTTACCCGTCAGGATTACAAAGATGATATGCGCGAGGTCAAAGAAATGCTTAACAAGATTTTTGACCGGCTAGAAAACAAAGCAGACAAATAATGTTTGAGATACTTTCCGGTGGAATTTTTGGCTCTTTGCTTGGTGGCATTTTTCGTCTTGCGCCCGAGGTAATCAAGTTCTTTGACAAAAAGGACGAGCGCGCCCATGAACTGCTGATGTTTGGTCAGCAATGTCAATTAGAAACCTTGCGCGGGCAACAAAAGCTGGCAGAGATTGGAGCCCAGCGGGAGGCTACGGTAGACGCTGGAGTAATGAACGCTTTTAACAGCGCCATAGAACAGCAAACAGAGATGGTTAAAGCAGCTGGTGGATGGGTAGCCAGCCTATCGGCCTCTGTGCGTCCTGTAGTGACGTACTGGATATTGCTGCTGTGGAGCTTTGCCCATATTTGGTTTGCGTGGACTGCTTGGGTTGCTGGCGCTCCTCCAGAGACTGTGTTCAAACTCATTATGTCGGCTGACTTCTGCGCATTGGTATCGGGTACTCTTAACTACTGGTTTCTTGATCGTACTTTAGCCAAGCGCGGGCTATGAATTTAGAGATTGCCGTTGCGCTATGTAAACGGTTCGAGGGCTTTTCGTCCAAGGTTTATCTATGTCCAGCGGGTATCCCAACGATAGGCTTTGGATCAACTTATTACGCAGATGGACGCAAGATTACGCTATCCGATGAGCCAATTAGTGAAACGGTTGCTGAAACGTTACTGCTTCACGAACTGCAATTTACTTACCTTCCAGGAGTATTGCGTAATTGTCCTATTCTCTTAACAGATGAACGTAAGTGTAATTCTGTAGTCGATTTCTGCTATAACCTTGGAGTTGGCAGACTCCAAACCAGTACATTGAAACGCAAAATCAATGAGCAAGATTGGGAAGCCGCCAAGGAACAATTATTGTTGTGGAACAAAGGCGGTGGCAAAGTCCTTGCGGGGCTAGACCGGCGCCGAAAAGCCGAGGCTATGCTTCTGTAAAGGTTTTTATGATTTCTGAAGAACAGTTTTTGGAATCTTGGAATAGACTTCAATCTGCGAAATTAGTGGCAGACGAACTGGGAGTTACAGAAAGGGCAGTCCATGCAAGGCGCAGACGACAAGAATCAAAGCACGGCGCAGTCTTACCAGTAAACGATCAACGCTGGGTTTACCGGCAGCATATTTTTCCAAATGCCGTTGACTTGGGGATAGAAAATGGCACAGTTATTGTTTTTTCTGACGCGCACTTTTGGCCTGGCATCCGTTCAACGGCGTTTAAGGCTCTACTATATGCGATTGAAACGTATACCCCAAAAGCAGTTATTTGTAATGGCGATGCCTTTGATGGCGCTGCTATTAGTCGCCATCCCCCAATGGGCTGGGAGAAACTTCCTTCCGTAATACAAGAGTTAAACACCTGCAAAGCAATGCTTGGGGAAGTGGCAGAAACCACAAAAACCGCACGATACAACGCGAAGCTGATATGGACGCTAGGCAATCACGATGCACGATTTGCTACACGTTTAGCCGCTAATGCACCGCAATACGTCCAAACGCCAGGCTTTCGGATTGAGGATCACTTTGATCAATGGCAGTTTGCTTGGTCGGTGTGGCTGACTAAAGAAGTCATTGTCAAGCATCGGTATAAAGGCGGGGTTCACGCTACTCACAACAATACCGTGGGCGCAGGCACAAGCATTGTCACAGGCCACTTGCACAGCCTAAAGGTTACGCCTTATGCTGACTACAACGGCAATCGGTTTGGCGTAGATACAGGGACGCTGGCTGATCCCTATGGGCCGCAATTCTTTTATTCAGAACACAACCCGCTAAACCACCGTTCGGGCTTTGCCATGCTGACGTTTAGGGATGGGCAGTTATTGTGGCCTGAGTTGTTCCACGTTTGGAGCCCAGACCACGTTGAGTTTCGCGGTGAAGTCATACAAGTGGACGGTTATTAGCCGCCCACTGTATGCTTACTCTGCAATTTCGTCGCTTTCGTCTTCGACTTCTTCTTCGTCGGAGCACTCATACCAATTGTCAGATGCTTCGTCGTACCAGTAGTACACCTCATTTTCCTCATCGTACCAATACGCCGTACCTTCTTCGTCGTACTCATATTCTTCGTCTTCTTCTTCGTCGTCAATGAAATCGACGTCATCGTCTATTTCTTCCATGTTTTCTACAAAAGAAGCCAAAGCAACAACTTTCCAAAAATCGCAGGTGTTGTATTTAACAGTATCGCCAAAACCAAAATTAATCTCAATCGTGAAGTCCATAGAATTCCCCTAAAAGTTGGTGCAGCACCGCGCTGCAATAACATCCTAACCTATCCAAAAAACCCTTCTATGTCACTCCAAAATTGATTACTTAATCATATTTTGCTTTTAATGTTTTTGTGGTCATGGGCGCCGGCGCGGGGTGTGTCCATAACTGGGGATTTGTAAACCGGCTGCTGCCAGATGCTAATGGATGGCGGCGGTGTCTCATTAAGTAGCTTTTTGCGCGGTGCCCAAGGTACCATTAAGTTAAGGGCTTTGCGCTTAGAGTCAGAGCCCTGCGGAAAACGTCCGTATTCAGTCATGTGTTTTGATTCCAATTTGTCTTGCGTCGCTGCTTTCTTTGATTCGTAGCCTGTCATGTGTTGCTCCTTGCTCTAATTGTTTTGGCAAACACATGGTCATGCCCGTAATATTCGTATTGTTCTTCGCACAACTTGGCGCACTCCTCACGCTCATGCGCTGCTACCAAGGCGGCAAAGGTTTCAAGCTGATAAGCGGCGTGAACAACTTCAGCAGAGTCTGCAAACCCCGCTTGCTTTGCTAGTTCAATGATGTTCATTTCAGCACCACCGCTGCAACAATCATGGCAAAACCTACCATCACAATCAGCCAGGCAATGATGCCTTTAAGTTGCTTTACAAACTGCGCGTAGTCGCTGGGCTCGGGTTCGTCAAACTCCCAGTCTTTTTGTTTGCGGTGTATATATGCTTTGTCTGATTCAGTCATTTGTTGCGCTCCTCAAGCATTGCGTCTGCCGTTTTGTACGCGGCTTCTGCCATGACATCGAAAATATCCGCGTCTTCATGGTAATGTTTGGCATCCGATGCAAATAGCCCTTGCATAGCCAGCCCAGCAAAGTGGTCGCGCAACGTCATGTCCTTGGCGTAGCCGCCTGTTTTTTCCATCCATGTGGCTTGTTGTGCAAAGTGTTCCATTGCTAATTCGTGTTGGTCTTTCATTGCTTGTACTCCTTTAGTCGTTCGTTGAGTCGTTCGATTCGCTTTTCGTTGTACGCCAGCACTGCGGTTGCGTACTCGGTGGCGCCCTCGGCTTCCAGGCGGTCGAGGTGGGCTTGGGCCAACTCTCGGATAATGACTTCGCGGGGGCTCAGTTCACGCCAGTAGTTAATAAATAATCTAAAAAATTTCATGTAGTTTGCTCCAAAATTACTCGGGCTTTGCGGTTCTTGATTTCTGCCTTCACAATGTCCATTGCTTTCTCTAGCATCTGAATTGTTGTCACCTCAATTTGGGCGTCGTGTATCTCCATACCCAAGTTGATAGCGGTCAATTCCTGACCCTTTACAACAAACCGATACTTTCGGTCTATACCGCGCCTAGAGACGGCGTATAGCGCGTCTTGGGCTTCTCTACGCTCCTCTGTGTACTCATCGCCAATACCAAGACGCTGCAACGCCTCGGCAACGTTAAAGGCTTCAATGATTGAGTCAATGTCCTCGCGGTCGGC